ATCGCCGTTCTGCTGGAAGGCGGAATGACACGGTTGCCAGGTATAGACCTCAAGGTTGTACTTGGCAGTGACCTCGTTCTGGAACGTATACTTCTCTGGTTGCCAAGGCTCCTTGAAGAAGATGACCGGCATCTTGATGCCAAGGCTCTGGAGAATGTGCAGTAGAACCATAGAGTCCTTACCGCCAGACCAAGCGAGGACTGAACGGTTAGGAACGGCCAGACCAGCCCGGATGAGTTCAACTGTTTTCTCCAGTTTGGTCATCAGATGAGAGACGCAGCGACGATAGTAGCACCACCACCAATAACCGCCCCAGCCATCGCACCTTGACCAGCACTCTTTCCAGCTGCACGATTGGCAGCGGCAGCGGCAGCGGCATTCTCAGACTGGATGCGATTTGCCCGGATGTTCGCAAGGTACTGGGACTCAGGCTGGAGGAAGTTGGAACCAAGAGAGGCGTAGCCCTGTTGGGAAGCACCGTAAATATCAGACAAGCCAAACGGAGAAGATGCGGCATAAGCCGGGGCTAGGAATGCCTGAGCGCCGTAGCCTTGTTGCTGTTGACCCATCTGATAACCGGCAAGTGCAGACTGTTGGCGTTGAGCGTAACGCTTCTGCCCCATGTTGTAGGTGTTCAGGATTTCCAGATCGGAACCTTGACGGCTGAACTGAAGACCACGGGCTTGGGCGGCTGCACGTGCAGCTTGCTGAGCCTGTTCGGTTTCCTGCTGGCTAAGGCCAGTACCCATCTGGAGGTCGGCTAGAACCTGGCGACCATACGTTCCATAGATACCCTGTGTCGTAGCATCCAGGGAGCCGATAGCGGCCTGGGTAGCCTGTTGACCAAGACCACCAAGCATACCCATCTGACTAGCGGCATACTGTTGCTGAAGTTGCTGTGCAGGAGCAGCGAGGTTCTGATAAGAACCAAGGAGACCGCCGGAGTATCCAGCGATCCCGGAGAACTGAGCCTGTTGAAGCCCGGGAGCAAGTTGAGCCTCAAGTTCGGCAGTCCTCGGGAGGATTTTAGCCTGTGCGTTGAGAGCGCCAGTAGCCTCTTGATAGTACTGGAGAGAGTCGCCAGTAAGACCACCAGAGAGAAGTTTAACTTGGTCTGTGAGTGCGTTGTTTTGTTGAGCCTGATTTTGCAGCGTTTGCTCCATCCGTTTGTTGGCTAAGCCTTGAGTAGGAAGTAAAGACATAGTATTAAGCGGTCTTGTATTTGTAGATGCGGAACTTTGTTGCAGGCATAGCAACAAATACAGAAGGCTGACCAACACCCAAGGTATAACCACTAAGGGGGTAAGCCATTTCAAATGTATAAGTTGATGTAAATGAAGTCCCAGTATTTTCAATAGCATTTAGATACAACGGAGCCATTCTTGACGCCGCCCCCGTGCTGGTGTGGTCTACATCATTACCTCCAATCAAATCTAAGGAACCAGAAGTTCTTTTAAGTTTATAACTAACATAACCAATAACGTTGTATTGCAAACCTCCAATAATTTCTACACACCAGATTTCGTTTGATGGTTTGGTGTAACTTGAAGAAGTAAACATCACAACAAAATTACTTGCAACTGAGTTTGCAGTAAATGGTGCAACAGTTTCTTCAACAATTTCAGTAAGCACATAACCGACTGTCCCATTGACCCGCAAAGCACCTGTAAAATTAGCAGTACCGCTATAAGTTAAAGCACCAGAAATCGTAGTATCCCCAGTAAGAACCGTAGAACCGTCAACATACAGGTTTCCGGCAACCGACTCATTCGCAGGGTTCTTAACCAGACCCTTCTTGGTGTACGAAAGCGTGCTAGATCCAGCCGTAGCCGCCGTGGTCATCACATAGGTGAACGAGTTCGTAGCGACAGTAGCCACCCGGAATGTGCCGTTGTAACCAGCGGCAGCGGCAGCAACTAGGATGACCTGTCCGACAGTCAGGGTATGAGCCGTGGAGGTGACAGTGACAGTCAGGCCATCCCCGGAAGTGTACGCTTGCCCGGTGACGATAACCCCGTCATTAGGCGTGACCACGATATCGCTGTTAGCGCCAGCCGTGATAGCGGAGGTCGTGACGGGAACACCGCTATTAAGCAAGTCGCTTACGGTAGCCTCACGGAGTGCCGTAGCCGACAAGTCGTGGATGACTAGGCTATCCCCAGCTGCTACTGTGTTGGCTGTGATATCTACTTGGTCTGTGATAGCGCCAGGTAGAAGGACAGCACTGGACACGTGGGCGTTTAGGCCGGATGCAGTAAGGATTTGCCCAGAGGTAAATACTGCTGGGGGTTGGATTTGTGCCATTAGCGTTTAGAGATGGTCATTTGTCCCGGCACGATGGCCTGGACGGTGGAAGATCGGATGGATGGGCGGTAAGCGTTCACCGCAAAGTTCACCTGAGAATAGTACCCAGATTTGCGGGCTGGCAAACGAATGAGGTAATCTTCGGCTGATGTTGCGTAGAAGTTCTCTAGTACAGTAGTGGAGTCAGGGTTTACTACAACAAGGCTGATATCCATATTCCCACCAGTCGGCATAGACGTATCGACTTGGATGCTGGAGAACCTCTTTTCACGGTTTGTGTCGAAGGCATATGCACGAGTGGTCAGGATGCCTTGAATGGCGTGTGTGGAGAACACGGATACGTTAAGGGCAGCTCCGGGAGTGTCCAACCTGAACAACTCGTCGTCCAGTATAGGGGTCTGTGTGACGTTCCCGTATTCGTCCCATTCCAGGTTCTCCATAAGGAAGACACCCTCGTTTGAGTCGATGGCGAACAAGCGACGACGGTTTCCGTACTTGCTTACGTGAAACTTCTGAATGTCAAAACCGGCAGGATACGTATCAACGGACTCCCAAGCCTTGTTGATAAAGTTGTAAACTAGGACTGCGTTGTTTGTCGTGCTAGAGTCCAAAGGGACAGCCAAGTAGTACCTGTTCTCGAAATAGGTCGCAACAGCGCCAGAGACGTAGTTGTAGTTAATACGCTCGATAACGTCGGAAACCGTCGAGGACAGGGGTTCTGTAAGGGTGAGCAGTCGAACACCTTCAGGGGTGTTTCCAACCGATCCACCAGCCCCGGCTCCAGCAGGATTAGCAATGTAGACCCCATTGTCCGACAGGAACATAATGCCACCGCCGGCCTGGACTACGGAACCCTTGGCGATACAGCCGATATCCGTGGCTAAGGACTTAACGTAGGAGTCAGGCTCACTGGCTGCATCCCCGGCATTGTAGGAACCAACGCCAACATTAGCGTAGAAGATGCTGTTTCGCATGAACACCACGAACTCATTCAGAGTCCAAGGCGTAATGGAAATGAGGCGGTCATTGCCACCGTCATTGATGCTGAACATATCCAAGGACGACCAGTGATTGTCCTGAAGGTAATGGCTAACCTTAAAAGTGTTTCCGTCCGTCTGCACGATATGCCGGTTGCCGTAATAGATGGCGTGACGGCTATTCGGATAGTTGTGGTGTGTGCTTACGCCTGGGATAGCGACAGTGCTAGACACGCCATCCCAACGAAGTGTCGTCTTGCTGAAACCACGACAGATATAGACGTAGCCACTACCCTGAGCCTGGTAGACATCGACCTCATCAGCAGCTGTGATTACCTCTCCGGCAGGAAAAGTCTTAAAAGACGAAGCGACTTCAGTATCAGTATTGAACGTGTAAAGACCGTTACCGCAGACCAGAACGATAAACTCAGTGCCGTTGGTATTGGTGTACGTGCAGCTCCCGTAAACGGTCTTACCAAGAAGCAGTTCAAACGGAGTGATGCACTCAGCACCCTTGCGAACCGTAGCCACGCCACGATCCATACGGAAGTTCTGCGACCTAGAGACGAAGTTCTTCCCCAGGTTCACGGGGTTGTCCCGGGAGTTCAAGCCGATGAACCCTTGGTCGCCATCGACTAGATACTCTCTGGCGGGCATTACTTCTTGATGTCGTCGTAAGCGTCCCGAACCTTGTGTTCAATGCTGGAGACTTTCACACCGTTCTTACGGTAGAAAAGAGCGCCGCAGATGAAGCCAGCGAGGAGGCTGAGCGTGATAGAGATAATGTAGATCATATTAGTCGATAACCCAAGTATTTGCTGCGACCTTAATCAGATGATAGATTCCTGTCGTGAAGGATGTAGTGCCTTGAATAACAGGCGCAGGAGTCATTGTGTCCTGAGCAATAACGCTAATAGTGCAACCATTAGTTGCTACCATAATGTGAGTTCCAATAGGGAATGAGTAGGTCGCATCATCTGAAATTGTAATGCTTCCACTAACACTATTAAAATAAAGAATGTTATTTGTGTCTCCAGCGAGAAGCCCATAGTTAGAGGTCTGAACATTTACAGTCTTTGACGGAACAGAAGTAAGATAACCAAGACCAGAGATGTAACTGGTGAGGTCTGTTTGGGCTGTGACCGTACCTGTAATCCCGCCCCAAGCCACGCCGCCGCCACCGCCACCAGCAGCCCAGACAAGAGCCGTACCGTTAAACTGCAAAACATCACCAGCCGTTGTCGGGGCAGCAGCCGGATTAGTAGTGTATGCGGCATTGGTCAACTGGCTGGCAGCGGTAGCACCGCCACCACCAGTAGCAACAGCCCAAGCAGCGTTCTTGCGAACATACTCGTTGCCGTTATTAGGGGCATCTGTCAGATAACCACGGGTAACAACATAATTCTCAGTAGCGTAGCCTTGGCTTGTTACAAAGGTCTCGGTTGTATATCCGAACCCGGAGATATAAGCAACAGTAGCAAACGGGTTAACAGTCGAAGGCGCGGAGGCTGCCGCCAAGGCATTGATTGCACTCAGGCTGATTTCGTTGCCGACCTCGACAACATTGGTAGGGATCTGGACTCCTACGGAAGCGGATAGGCTCATTTGCGGATGCTGTTGAGTTTAGAAGAACGCTTAGCGATATCGTCAGATTGGTTGGTGGAGACCAACGCCATCAGACGGTAGCGACAGCCAGGTGAACCGTAGAAGCAGTGCCAGAGTCAGTAGTCACACGGACAGGGCCGGTGTAGTTCTCGATGCTCGTGTTGGAAAGGGGCGGAACAAGGATACCAGCAGTGCCAGAAGCGTTATAGATGACGAACAGGTTGGCGCTGGTGGACTTGTTCTGGATGAACACGATGACTCGCTTGGTCGTGGCAGAAGCAGCCGCCAGGACTTCAGTCACGGCAGCGGAAGAAACGGATGTTTCGGTGTGAGTAAGGCTCCGAATAAACGGAGTGGAGAATGCGATATTGGACATAGAGTGTTAGTAAGTGCGGTTCATGTTGACACGATTGACTTGCTTCTGTTGACGAAGAACGATATCGATAGCGTCAGTAATATGGCGTTCCGCTTCGGCTTCTGCAACTTGAGCTGCTTCGACCTGGAGTTCGGAACGAAGCCAATCGGCATAGGTTCCACGGGCGGCGTAAGGGGCGAAAAGGTAAGGTACTGTCACGATCTGCCACTTGGCAGGATGCGTAGTCGGAGACTGACCGGCGGTAGTAGCCTCCATGCAATTATAGAAATTGCCGTAGTGAGGCTTGCCAGCAACAGGGGTGTAGGTTCCAGAGCCGGAACCGCTATCGAAGTAGCACTGAGCGCCAACCGAATAGGCGACGCTTGTGGCGAACAGGTCGCCAACGAACTCGGGACGCTTGATGCGATACTCGGCATAGACCGTGGACGGGTCAGAACCGAAGACTAACTTCTGCACAGTTCCGTTGTCGTACAGACGGAAGTTAATGTTGGCAGCCTTCGTGGTTACGAGAGGGTCTTTGTCGTAACAGTTGAACACTTCACCGGCATCAGCAGGGATTGTAGCAGTAACGAGGCCATTACCGTCGTCTGTGACGGTCAGTTGGGCCACACGGGTGAGGTCGGGCCAATCTTGCAACTCCCAGGCGACACGAAGGCGGTCATTGATGAAATCACGGAACTGGGCAAACGTCTCCTCCGTGATGTTGTGCCTGTCCTGCCCGGAGAGTTGGAGGGCGTTGAACAGGATAGGGGAAAAGTGAGTGGTTCTCATTTTGTGATGAAACCGTCCGCTGTAAAGATAGCGCCGTTCACGACGGTACGCTTGACCCGGTTATTAACAGCGATTTCCGGGTTGTGCTTGATGAAGTCGTTAGTGAACTCCTCATCGTTCCAGCACTCATAACCAAGGCGTTGACCCCAGTAATGGAAAGCAGAAAGGGGGATACGAGCCTTCAACTCGCCTACCCCCTCGATGGACTTAGCTGCGTTTGCGTGATTGAAGGCCGCAAACTGCTTCGCTTGAACGTAAGAGGCCGCTTCCTGCATCCTCCAGCCTGTGAGGAGTTCCCGTTCCATCTGCTTTCGCAAATGGGAGGGAACAACCTCAGAGATCGACTGGATGATGTCGGACAAGCCTCCTATGGGTTAGGCGCTGAAGTCGAACTTACCGAAGGCCAGCGGGTTGTACACGCACAGACCAGCGACAGCCTCGATGAGACGAGCAGGGCCACCACCATTGTCCTGCAGTTCCGTGACCTGGGCGACGTTACCGCCGTAGCGGACTTCGACCATGTCAAACGGGATGATGTAACCGCTGAAGTTGTTCTTCAGGAACAGGGAGGGGTGGAGGCGAATCTGACCGAAGTCACCCTGGAACACGTCAACCGACGAGATGTAGGAGGATTCCGTAGCCTCACGGTTGAGTGTGCGGATGGCGGTCATCGGAGCCGTACCAGTACCCTGCTGAGTGGTGAACACCAGGTTGGTGAACGCTCGCTTGAGGGTCGGGCCGACGAGAGCGTCGTAGTCCTTGAACTGACCAGTCTGCGAGTAGATGCCGGTCAGGATGTCCTGAACGACGGTCTCGGTCAGAGCAGCAGTGCCGACTGTCGAGATCTGGGAAGCAGAGAGGCAGAAGGCCGAAGCAGCTGCCGGGAGGTCAACGGTGTCGATGTTGGCAGCGGCGACGAGCCACTTGTCGAGACCACGGGTGCGGTAGCCGACAGTGCCGTTGTCCACCTGAGCAGCCTGGTTGGCACACATGGCGACTTCCATGTCACGCTTCACAAGGGTGATGGCCTTGGAGACGTTGTTGGAGAGTTCGTCACGGACACCAGCGATGTTCGCAACGTCCTGGGTCAACTTGGACACACGGACAGCCTTGCGGAAGATCTGGATGCGGTTGGAGAGTTCGACACGGTACTGAGTACCGCCATCGGACGTGAAGTTCGACGTGCCGGAGTTCGGGTCAACGTCTGTGCCATCGACAATCGGGGTCGGGGCAGTGGTAGCGGGGAGACGGTCAGCCTGCCAGCGGAAGATGGTGTTACCGGGCTGAGCGCCCTTCTTCGCCATCGAGGTGAAGGGGGTGTCCTTCGCATCGACGAGGGCGATGAGGTTAGCCAGGTCTTCACGCTTACCAGCGTTGACGATATCCTTTTCGAGAAGTTTTGCCATTGGAGTATTTGGGGGTAGGGGAGGGGGGATTAAACGAAGCCTTTAGCGAGTAGCACTTTGGCGAGGTCATCTGCGGAAGTCGTTTTTGCGAAGCGACTTTCAGCCTGTTTGGCCCGGGCATCATTCGGGTTAGTCTTGGCTGGGGTAACGGTAGAACGGACGGGCGGTAGTGCTTTCTTGGCTTGTGTTTGGGTCTGGGACTTGCCCTGACCTTCACGAACTTGCATCCCCCTGATAGCGTCGCCAATGAAGACTTGCCAATCTGGGAAGTTGCGGAGTTGCGGAGCCGTACGAAGCATCTGCTGGGCTAGTTGGTACTCCTTAGAGGAGGGTGTCTTCCACCACGGGTAGTTGGCTTCAGCAATAGGCCGGATACGCTCCTCTGTCTCGATCCGTGCAAGCTGCTTGGGCAGATGCATCTCAATCGCCTTAGTGGAGTTAACCAGCATACGCTTAACATCATCCGGGCTGTAGTGACTTTCACCTAGGGAAAACCCTTCGGGGTTCTCCATACACTTATAGCGGAGCCATCGGGCTTGTTCGGCTTCCTTGTCAACTTCAGCCTTCGATTTCAACGATGAGAACGGATTGTCTGCGTCTGTGACGCTATTATCGCTCTTTTCGCTCGCTTGCTGTGACTCGGTTACCGTCTGCTTTAGCGCCTCAAGTTCCTTTCGGAGATTGGTGACCTCCTCCTCCGCTTGCTTTCGCTTGGCGGTGAGTTTGTCGATACGCTTCTGCACACCCTTAGAGAGATCGCTGTCTCCCTCGTCGTTTTGCGTTTCCTGTGAATGAACATCGTCGCCATCCTCGGCCTGGGGGACTTCCTCGGTTGCTTCCGCCTGTTCGGCTTCTGCTACCGGCTCATCCTTGACCTCCGTCTGGTCTTCACCCTCAGTTTCGGACTGGGCTTCATCCGTCTGCTCGGTATCAGCGAACAGAGTCTTACGGAGTGCATCCGCAAGGGTTTCCTCGTTTAGCCCCTGAGGATAGGGATTGGACTGTACCTCGGAGTTGTTTTCAGCCGTTCCGATATCGGCATTTGGGTTTTCTGGCATAGCAGGGATTGGGCGCTCCCAGGGGCGTACGGGGAGTAACCCCTGTTTTCAAGACGTGTCAACGGGCCGAACCCACGTTTGTAAGTTCTGGCAACTTCTTGCCTAAATCAAGACCCGTACTTTCCGGCCTTAGCCTCGGAGTTCTCGCTCAGGAGCAAGTCCTTGAAGTCCCGTAGTCCTTCCGCACGTCCGCAGCCGTGAATACGCTTTTCGCCCTCGATGTTGTACGAGATGGCGCGATCTACCTCTGCCTCAATATTAGCGTCTAGGTATGCGATGACTGCCTCGAAAACTTCATTGTTTTCAAAGGACAGCACACGTTTATGTTCATTGAGCGTCTTTGCCATAAGAGTCGTTTTGCTTGGATTTCTTGTCCTTGTGAACACGGCTAGGCATTAAGCCCTTGCCTTTACGGACACCAGCCTTGTAATTCTTCTTATCCTTGTATGTCTTCCCCATTACATCATCCCTCCCTGAGCCTGGCCTTGCCCGGACTGAGAGAACTGGTCAGAGACAGGAGTAACACCAAGGCGACCAATCGTCTTGTTTTCCTGCTGGCTGACGGACATCTGAAGGTTCTTGAAGTAGTTCTGGAGGAGGGCTTGGAACTGCGGGTCTTGCTGAGCCGCCTGTTGAGCCTTCGGATTTTTCTGGAGAATGTCCTGAGCGTATTGCAGCTTAGCCTTAGCGGACGGGTCGTTCTCGGTGTACTGAGCCTCCATACCAAGCATCATCTTAGCGAAGTCAGTCTGCACCTGTTCGTACATACGCTGGGAGGCTGCGGTCTGGTCAAGGATGAGGGACTTGGAGGCTTCGGGGCTAATTGCCTCGACGAAACGAGTCACAAGTTCATTGCGATTGAGGACACCGCCAGCATCCATCGGAACGACGAAGGAAGCCATAGCCTTCAACTTCTCTAGGACGTAATCGG